AAGGTGGCGTTCGCAATGCTAATCAGCGAGTGTATCCTGTAAATGAAATAGGCAGGGCTGTCAAAACTCTCAATGATCAAATTACTGGAGGATACAGTGTCCTTGGAGAAGTTGATCATCCAGAAGGTCTTAACATTAACATTGACCGTGTAAGCCATATGATAACTGAATGTTGGATGGATGGTGATAACGGTTACGGAAAGATGAAGATTTTACCAACACCGATGGGAAACCTAGTTAAAACGATGCTTGAGGCAGGCGTTAAACTAGGTGTCTCGTCACGTGGTAGCGGTAATGTAGCAGATGACGGCAGTAATACCGTCTCTGACTTTGAAATAATCACTGTGGACGTTGTGGCTCAGCCTAGCGCCCCTGGTGCATACCCCACAGCAATTTATGAAAATTTAATGAATGCACGTGGAGGAATGAAGGCATGGGAACTAGCACAGGCAACAAAGCACGACACAAAGGCACAAAAGTATCTTAAGGAATCACTGATTAGCATAATCAGTAAACTCCAATGAAACAGGAGAAAGTAATGATAGATGCACTAAAAACTCTATTTGAAAACGATGTTGTTTCATCTGAGATTAGAGATCAAATTGAAGAAGCTTGGACGCAAAAGATTCAGGAAAACAAAATGCAGGCAACTGCTGAGTTACGTGAAGAATTTGCTTCAAAGTACGAGCACGATAAGTCAACTATGGTTGAAGCTATTGACTCGCTACTATCTGAGCGTCTTGCTGAAGAGATCGCAGAGTTTGCAGACGACCGCAAACAGCTTGCAGAAGCAAAAGCAAAATATGCTGTTGCAATGCGTGAAAATGCAGATCTACTGAAGGGTTTCGTTGCTGAGAATTTAGCAAGCGAAATTAAAGAACTAAGAGCAGACAAGAAAGCAATGGCTGAATCATATGCCAAGCTTGAAGAGTTTGTTGTTGAGTCTCTAGCAGGTGAAATCGCAGAATTCAATGAAGACAAGAAAGACTTAGCTGAAACAAAAGTACGTTTAGTACGTGAAGCTAAAACACACTTCGCTAAGGTTAAAGCTAACTTTATCGAAAGAAGTGCTACAGCAGTATCTGAAATGGTTGGTAAATCACTTAAAGGTGAAATTTCAGCACTTAAAGAAGATATTGATGCAGCACGAAGCAACGACTTTGGTCGTAAAATATTTGAAGCATTTGCAAACGAGTATACAACTTCGCACTTGAATGAAAATTCAGAAGTAAGTAAACTTATGGGCGTACTTGCAGCAAAAGACAAGCAACTAGCAGAAGCAAAAGCATTTGCTGGCAAAGCTAAAACACTTGCAGAATCAGCAAACAAAGAGAAATCACGCTTAGTTGAATCAGCAAAGAGAGAAAAGATTATGAACTCGCTAATTTCGCCACTAGGCAAAACACAGCGTGAGATTATGACAGACTTACTGGAATCAGTACAAACCGATAGACTTCAAAAGTCTTTTGACAAGTACTTACCATCGGTTATCGACGGAAATACTCCAGCCAAGCGCAAGGCACCACTTACAGAAGGCAAAGAAATTACAGGCAACCGTACGGAACAACCAAAAATGACAACTAAAGCAGACGAAACACATAACAATGTCTTAGACATTCGTCGTCTTGCTGGATTAAATTAAGGAGATAATGATGTCAGAACTACTAGAATCACGCTGGGTAGACACCAAAAATGCTCTTCTTGAAGGCCTGCAAGGCAACAAGAAGTCTGTTATGGCTGCTACACTAGAAAACACTCGCAAGTATTTGTCAGAGAGTGCAACTGCTGGCGCAACAAGTGCAGGTAACGTAGCAACACTTAACCGTGTTATCCTACCAGTTATCCGTCGTGTTATGCCAACTGTTATTGCTAACGAACTAGTCGGCGTTCAGCCAATGACTGGCCCAGTTGGCCAAATCCATACACTACGTGTACGTTACAGCGACACTGTTGCAGCTAACGGCGGCGTAAATGGAACAACAGCAGGTGAAGAAGCTCTAAGCCCATTCAAAATTGCTGAACAGTACTCAGGTGCAACCTCAGGCAAAGCAGATGCAACAGCAGCACTAGAAGGTGCAGCTGGACGTAAAATGTCAATCCAAATCTTGAAGCAGACAGTTGAAGCTAAGACACGTAAATTGTCAGCTCGCTGGACGTTTGAAGCCGCACAAGACGCACAGTCTATGCACGGTATTGATGTTGAAGCAGAAATCATGGCAGCTCTTGCACAAGAGATCACTGCTGAGATTGACCAAGAAGTAATTGGTTCACTTGTAACTTTGAGTGGCGCTGCTGCACAAACTTACAACCAAGGTACTGTAAGTGGTACTGCTACTTTCGTAGGTGATGAGCATGCTGCACTAGCAGTACAAATCAACCGCGTAAGTAACTTGATTGCACAGCGCACACGTCGTGGCGCAGGTAACTGGGCTGTTGTATCGCCATTCGCGTTAACAATCCTACAATCTGCAACTACTTCAGCGTTTGCACGTACAACTGAAGGCACTTTTGAAGCCCCAACTAACACTAAGATGGTTGGTACTTTGAACAATGCTATGAAAGTATATGTTAACACATATGCAGCTGACAACGCACCAGTGCTAATCGGCTACAAAGGTTCAAGCGAATCAGATGCAGCGGCATTCTATTGCCCATACATCCCGCTAATGAGCTCAGGCGTTGTACTTGATCCAGGTACGTTCGAACCAACAGTATCATTCATGACACGTTATGGATATGTTGAGTTGAACAACACTGCGTCATCGCTTGGTAACGCAGCTGATTACTTAGGTAATGTTGCTATTACTGATACTTCAGTAAGCTTCAGCTAAGTTTTACTAACACAGTAAAATAAAAAGGGCTCCTTAGGGGGCCCTTTTTTATGACTAAATATTCTTACGAAAGGGCAAACTATGAAATATATATTAGGGGCGATAGTATTGATGTTAGCAACAGCGTGTACGTCACCTGGACACACTATAGAAAATGTAAAAGTGCCTAGAAAAATTATTAATCTAGGTCCAATCAATCCTGTTTATCTAGCAGTACAATACAACGGAATGCATGAGCGCACAGATAGAGCAGAACTTAAAGAACTGTTAGATGTAGACCCTGTGCGTACAGAATGGTGTGCTGCCTTTGTTAATGCAGTACTTGAAGAAAGTAAAATAGTTAGTAATAATGATCACAAGTATCCGCTTACAGCAAGAGCGTTCTTAGACTGGGGTAGCAAGATTGCTAAAAAAGACATCCGGCCAGGTGATGTCGTTGTGTTTCCAAGAGGCAATCAAGGATGGCAAGGACACGTAGGATTTTATCTACGTACTATAGAAGTTAACGGGACAGAGTATTATTATATTCTCGGCGGCAATCAAAGCAATAAAGTATCAATTGAATTGTTTCGTGCGAATAAATCACTAGGCATACGCCGCAACTTAAACTAATTGATAAATACTAATGTCATTAATCGTGCCGCATAAGCGGACTTATGCAGAAATGACCCACTGCGTAAACCTAGAACGTTTTAAAGGAGAAAACAAATGGGAAGACCACTAAACAAAAGATATTTTGGAGAGCCGACAGCCGGCGGCAATGAAATTAAAGTACGTTTTCGTGCTACAGGACAAGCAGAAGCAAACGGCTGGATCGTTAAGCAATTAGGATCTAAAAAGTTCCGTTGCACAGACGGCACAAACACAGAAGATTGCACCCTAGCTGATAAAGCACAGGGTACATTAGCTGTGGCTGATATGACTATTACTGTAAAAGACGATGGCGGAACAGCTCGTCAAGTTACTAAAATTGCAGGACGTAAAGTAACACTTGACACAGGCACAAGTATTGCTTGGAACTTTAGTAATGCTACCGATGATGCAGCAGTTGAAATGGAAGAAGCTGGTACAGATGATTCATTCACTGGCGCAGACGATTTTGAAGCTGACTAAGATTAGATTAGGGGGATTAAATTCCCCCTACTTACTTTTAAGGAATAGTAAATGTCAAAGTATTTAAATGTACCAAATGGTAGCTATAAAATAACTGTTCAAACCGGCGGCGCAATCATTTTGGATACAGGTTTAGAAACTGGCACTGTTGAAATATCTGGCAACTTATTAGTTAGAGGTGAAACTACAACTATTAACACTGCACAATTAGATATTGAAGATAATATTATTACGCTAAATAGTGGCGAAACAGGTGCAGGCATTACTCTTAATGACGCAGGTTTCAAAATCGAGCGTGGAACATTGCCGGATACGTTTTTTAAATACGACGAAGATGTTGCAGGCTTTATAGCAATTGATAGTGCTAGTCAATTAATATCAATAGCAACAAATGAAATTGATTCAAGAAGTCAAAACTTAACCCTAAACGCAGGATCCAGCACAATTAACGTATCCCCTACTGTAGACTACGAGAAAAAAGTATTTACATATGATGGATTTGGTGAACTAACTGGATATAACGCTGCAAAAGCAGATGTAATACCAAACACACAAGCTATTGTTGATTACGTTGCATTTAACTTTGCAAACGTGTTTCTACGTCAAATTGGCGATGGTGTATTAAGTGTTAGTAGTATTACAATCGACGACGAAGAAAACACCGGTGTTGATAGTGTAATTAAATTTGCAATTGACGGTAATACTGTTTCACAACTTTATGCAGATCGATGGGAGTTTGATGAATTACGATTTACAGGTTCAACTATTGACACACTGTCGAGTAACGAAGATTTAGTTTTAAAATCTTCCGGAACAGGTAGTATTAGAATCGATGACACACTACACTTAAATCGTGTTCCTAGTGACGACGATCCAATTTTAACACCTCTTGCCCCGATAGACGGAACAAAAATTTATGTAGCTGATCAATATACAGGTAAATCAGGAATTTACTTTGTTAATGACCAAGGCAATAGAGACGAATTAGTAAGTAAAAACAGAGCACTCCTTTTTGGAATGTTATTTTAAGGAATAAAAATGGCAATAGTAAATCAACAATTAACGATCACACAGTTAGATATGATAACTGTTCCAGCAAGCAAATCATATGCAATTACAAATATTTTAGTTTGTAATAACGGAGTTGCAAGTGCATCTTTTGATATGCACCTAATTCCGCAAGGCACAAGTTTAAACAATCTAGTAACAAGAGTTATTAATAATTTAATACTACCTGCCGGGGAGACATTTACTTTCGATAGCGAAAAAATTGTACTAGACGTAGGAGACAAATTGTCATTTGTTGCAGAGCCAGACATCGGCACTAACTTAACAAATCTGGCAGCAACAGTGAGTTATTTGGAAGTATAACATGAGATTAATCAAGGCACAAACTACTAATTTAAGAGGAATTTACTCTAAAGGTGTAAAGTATGATATTGACGATCAAGTAATTGTCGACAGCACTCGTGCAATGAAAGTGCCCGTAGGAACCTTGGCGCAGCGTCCGGGCGAATTAGGTATTGGCACAAGTTCTGCTGCTGGACAAGTTAGATATAACTCTACAGATCAACAGTTAGAAGCTTATCAAAACGGTGCTTGGAGAGAAGTGCGCTTTAAGGAACCAAATCAAGATCCAGGTATTGTTTGGCAGAATCTAGGTGTAGGAAATATAGCAGCTGACGAAACAGTATTTGGAGAATTACAAAGTAATGATGCAGATTTTCCAGTACCAGCAAGTGCTAATAATATTATAGTAATGGTTGAGAATGTAGTGCAAATACCTACTACTAACTATACTATACATCAAACTGCTGAAATTACCAGCGGCGGCGCAGAAGAAGGACCTAATGCTCCTTATACTGCAACAGGGTCTGGCTGGTGGATTAAATTTACAAGTCCTGTTCCGACAGGCAAGCCAGTTACTGTAATTCATAACCTAGACAAATAAATACATTGTCAAAGGAGAAGTAGGGCATGGCAGAACCACAAAATGGTCGCATAGGCGGCGGCGTATTAAAAGATAATTTGTTACGCCAAGGTGTCGACTTAGCTTTCGATACAACTCTTTTATACTTAAAAGTAAACGGCGAAGTCCAAGGTAATGTCGGAGCTCCAGAGTACGACGACGGCGATCCTAATTTTGGTCTTGGATTAGGAAACAGGGGCTCGATAGCACAAGGCATTGGTATTAATACAAATGCACCAACGCATGAACTAACAGTTCCAAATCCAATAAGAACTGCACACTTACGTGTAACAAATAACGCTGATATCACCGGCAGCGGCGATTTTCAAATTAATGCTAGCAGTATTACGCATTTTGGCGGCGGCGACATAAATTTAGTTGCAGCTAATAATATTTTTGCTACTGCTATTGCAACAGACGATTTAAAAATAGATTTTAATACAATTAGTACAACTACTCCAAATACTAATATTGAATTACGTCCTAATGGCAACGGTACAGTTAATATTCAGAGCAATTGGAATATTACAGGCAGTTTACACTCAACTGGAAACATAACATTTGGCGGCAATCTTACACTCGGTAACGATGACCAAGATAATGTAAGTTTTGCTGCTGATGTTGCCAGTGATATTGTTCCAGACCAAACTAACACAAGTGATTTAGGTTCAGTGTCTAAACAATGGTTGGGAATTTATAGTAATTTACTTAACGGCGAAGCTGTTAATATTGATGAACTTGTTGTCGGCGGCGCTGGCTCGAGTCTAGCACGTAGACAAGGTAATACATTTTATGTTAGTACACTAGGCAGCGATACTAATGTAGGAGATCATCAACACGGTGCATTTCGCACACTGAAACATGCACTTGCACAAAATGATGGAAGTTCATCAGGTCCGACCGTTATTCATATATTTCCTGGAGAGTACGAAGAAGATTTTCCACTAACTGTTCCTTCACATGTGAACATTAAAGGCGAAGATATAAGAAATACAATTATTAAACCAACAGTTGCTACGCAAAGCAATAATGCATTTTTATTAGAAGATGACGTAATTATTGAAGATCTTACTATTAAAGATTTCTTTAGTCCAGGACATGCATTTAGTTTTACGGCTGGCGGCTTAGTAAACACACGTTCGCCATATATTAGAAACGTAACAGTTATTACAAAAGGTAGTGTAACTAGTGCAAGCGACCCAAGAGGATTTAATCAAGGCGATGCAGGCAAAGGTGCGCTAATTGATGGAGCAGTATTAGATAGTACAAGTTTAGAAGCCAGTATGTTATTTCACAGTGTGACATTCATTACACCTGGCGTTGATTGTATTACAATGACAAATGGTGTAAGAGTAGAATGGCTTAACAGTTTTACATACTTTGCTAATAGAGGACTGTATGCTACACAAGGCGCCAGTGGTAAATTGATGCCTAATGCATCTATACGTTATGGCGCAGAAGTTAGAGCAATTGGATCGGCGTGTGTATATGGTAATTATGGTGCAGTTGCAGACGGCGCAAATACATTAATGTATCTAGTAGGACAGAACTTTGCTTACATTGGCACAGGCGGTGATGTAAGTAATGATAAAACGCTTACAGTTCAAAGTCAAGAAACAATTGAATTAAATTCTGGAAGTATTGTTTATACAAGCACTGACGCTACTGGAACATTTAGAGTCGGTGATAACTTTTATGTAGACTTTGAAACTGGAGAAACTAGTATAAATGCTGACACTATTGACTTCAGTGGCATCGGATCGATAACTGTAAATAATGGAGCTGGCTCAACTTATATTGACGGTAGTAGAGTTGATGCTAGTAATATAAGAATAACCGGTAATACTATTACTACTATTAATGGAGATTTAAATTTATCGCCTACTACAGAATTGTTTATTACTGATAATAATGCAGGATTAATTGTTAGTAGAGGTACTGATATTCAGCGCAATAACGAAGCAGCTGATATTAGATATAACACACAAACAGATTTATTTGAAGGATTTTCATCAGGTAATTTAAGTTTCGGCGGCATATACTCAAGTGATAGACAAGAAGGTATCGACGCACATGATACTAATAATACTATTATATTAACAGCAGCAGGAGTTCAAGTAGGTTCTATTGATAGTAACAGTACTAATTTACATGGCCTTTCGACTGGCGATGTATTATTTGACAATAATCTTGTAACAACAACACTAAGTAATTCAGACTTAGAACTTAGAAGAACAACTGCTGCAAACGTAGTTGATGTATTTGATTTTAATATAAAAGAAAATAACTTTTCTAATTCTAGTAATAATTTATTAACAATATCTTCTACTAACAGAGGATATGTAAAATTCAATAGTACTACGGGGTTGGTTATTCCTATTGGCCCTATTGCAGATAGAAATAGTTCTCCGGTATCAGGCGAAACTAGGTATAACACAGAAACTCCTGGGGGTGAATATTTAGAAACTTACAACGGAGAAACTGAATCTTGGCAGCGCAGTGCAGGCGAAGGTGAAGAAGTTACTGATGACGTCTTAAAAGAACTAGTTGATTTATATGTCCTTGTACTGGGATAATTTTCCAAAACGATAAATACTATTAATGCAATGCAGCGACCCTTGCTTGCAGGTTCATACTGTGGTTAACCAGCAAAGAGTCGAAAGACTGAGAATTTGGCTAGAGGGACAGGATCCCCGTTTAAGGAGAAGAGATGGCTATAGGTCGCATTAGTGGTCCGCTCTTAAAGGCAAACTTACTTCGCCAAGGAGTAAATCTAGCTTTTGAGAACGACTTACTATTTTTAGATGTTAATAATAACCGCATAGGCATTAATCTCGGATTAAACGGCGGCGATCCATCTAACCCTATATTACCCCAATACGACTTAGACGTTGGCGGCACTATTCAAACACAAAACTTAATATCTACAACCAGCGCACAGATTGCTAATGTAAATATTACTGGAAATACAATATCGACAATTTCTGACACACTAACATTAGGAACTAATGATAATGTTGTATATCAAAACAAACTGGTTATTGATAGTTTAGATTTAGAAAATAATGTTATTAGTTCAAACGAAACTAATGCAAACATTGAATTTGCTCCCAATGGTACTGGCACTGTAGAGATATTTGCAGATACAAATGTAACAGGAAATATTACTGCAACGGGAAATATTACTGCTGACGGTAATATTACTATTGGTGATGCAGACACTGACAACGTTACATTTAACGCAGAAATTAATTCAAACATCGTTCCAGACGCTACTAACACATATAACTTAGGTAGTCCTACAAAACAATGGGCTGACGTCAGAACACAAAACTTTTACGCCGGGACAGTTACTACAGCAGCAATTGTAGTTGACGGTGTAGACATTGCACTGCGTCAAGGAAATATATATTACGTTGCTGAAAACGGCAGCGACAGCTATTCGGGTGACCATCCTAATGATCCATACGGTTCATTAAAGTTTGCACTAACACAAGCAACTAGCGGTGATACAATTCACATTTATCCAGGAGTATACCAAGAGATATTCCCAATGACTGTTCCTGCAGGTGTAACTGTAAAAGGTCACACAATGCGTGGAGTTAACATTACTCCAACTGCCGGAACAAATAGTAATGATGCATTTTTAGTTAATGCAGGTGTAACAATTGAAGACTTGACTATTTCAGGATTCTACACAGGCTATGCATTTAAGTTTGCTCCTGGATTTGCAGTATCAGGAAATAACCGCTCGCCTTATATTAGAAACATAAGTGTCATTACTCAAGGAAGCGTTACAAGCGCCGCAGACCCAAGAGGCTTTGCGCAAGGTGATGCTGGTAAAGGAGCGTACATAGACGGGTCCGTAGCGGGCGCTACAAGCTTGGAAGCTAGTATGCTGTTCCATAGTGCCACATTTATTACACCCGGCGTAGACGCTATTACAATAACTAACGGCGCTAGAGTAGAATGGTTAAACAGCTTTACATACTTTGCTAATCGTGGTATTTACGGTGTAGATGGTGTCACAGGCTTACGAGGAAGCGGACAGACAGCAGTTAGAGTAGATGACTTAACAGGTACTATCGTAGATGGAAACACGTTTACATACTACGACACAGATGGCGTAACAGTTCTTGCAACAGGTACTATTAACGGTGTAGATGCAGATGGTAAGTTTTATGTAGACGGAAATCTAACAGGATTAGAAACTGCTGGCGAACGCGGCGGCAAAATCATAACCAAGTACGGAACACCTACTACAGACACAACTGTTAAAAAGTTCGGCACAAGTAGTTTAGAACTTAACGGAACTACTGACTACTTAGGCGTTGCATCAAATAACGACTTTGGGTTTGGTACAGACGATTACACTGTTGAAGGTTGGTTTTATTTTAATAGTGTAGCTGCTATTACAAACTTATTCGATTTTAGAGCAGGTGCAGGATCAGACGTAGCACCAGTAGTTTATATTGATGCGGGCGGCGAATTACGTTTTTATTCTTACAGTGCAGATAGAATTACAGGATCAACATTAACAACAGCAACTTGGTATCATATTGCAGTTAGTCGCAGTGGCAACGATACAAAGTTATTTTTAAACGGTGCATTAGAAGGAACGTGGACTGTAGCAGCAACAGATTACGATGTTGCAAAACCTCTTATAATTGGTGCACGGTGGGATGCTGCAAATAAACTTGACGGTTATGTAGACGAATTTAGAGTTACAAAAGGGTTAGCACGTTATACTGGTGCATTTGTACAACCTTTATCAGAATTTGCAAGTGATAGTAATACTAAGTTACTATTGCATTTTAATAATGCAGTTGACGGTGCAAGTACATTTATAGACGATACTACTAACTCACAAGATTTACGTTTTAGTAATGGAGCAACAGCTACATTCTGTACATTAGCAGATCAAACAGAATTTGGTGCAGAAGTACGTGCAATTGCAAGTGCGTGTGTATACGGCAACTACGGTATTGTAGGAGACGGTCCAGGTGTACTAATGTACTTGATTAGTCAAAACTTAGCATACATTGGTGTAGGCAAAGAAGTTGATAATGACGAAACTGGTGTAATACAAGCAAATGAAGTTGTCGAATTAAGCAATGCACAAATAAGATATAGCAGTGTAGATCACAAAGGTGATTTTAGAGTTGGTGATTTATTTTATGTAAATCAAGAAGACGGTACAGTAGACTTTGGCAGTTCGACGTTTAATATTAATACATCTCAAGGTTTAACAATCACTACAGGCGGCAGCACAACGACCATCACAGGCGACAGGTTCGATACTGGAAATTTACGCCTAAGTGGAAACACTATATCAAGTTTAAGCGGTGATATTAACTTGGATGCAGATAGCGGCACAGTTAGAATTAACTCTACGAGTGCCCTACAGCTACCAAAAGGAAGTACTGCAAGTCGTCCTACTCCAGCAACAGGTATGATTCGTTATAATACCGATACAGCATTGTACGAAGGTTATGACGGCAACTGGATGGCACTTAACGGTGTTTATGATTTAGATTTAGACACACGTATCACAGCAGAACTTACTCCTGGCGCAAACGATGGTGTAATTAGATTCTATATTCAAGACAGCGTAGTTACAACAATTGATGCAGATAAGTTATCTACTCCGAGAATAGAAGTAGACGATATAAGTATCGATGGAAATAGTATTACTACTGAAACAGCTAATACTGACTTAACATTAAGCGCAAACGGAACTGGGTCTGTAGTAATTGACAATCTTGCATTTAAAGATTCGACAATTACAAATAGAGAAGTAGACGGCATATTAAACTTTCAGCAAGAAGGCAATGGCTACTTTAAAATTGAAGGAACTAACGGATTTGTTGTTCCGGTCGGAAATAGTGGACAGCGTCCTGCTTCTGCATACCGAGAAACTGGTATGACTCGCTTTAACACTGAGCAAGGTTATTTAGAAATTTGGGACGGAAACAGTTGGGTATCTGTGGCAGGTGCTTCAGGTGCAATTACATTTGCAGCAGCCGAAGACCTAGCAGTTGAATACGTACTAACATTAGGATAAGATGAAATGGCAACAACATTTAAAAATAAAATAATAACAGAAGTAGGCATAGCACCTGTAGTAGCAATAGCAACTGATGCTAATACTAGAAGTACCATTATAGGAATAAGTCTTGCAAATATTACCGATGGAATAATATATGCAAATGTACTAGTTAAATCGGACGATAGTGTCATAGGATACTTTTTGAAGAATGTAATAGTACCGCCAAACACTAGTTTAAGGGCATTAAGTGCAGGCGAAAAATTAATTCTTGCACCAGAAAACCAGTTATTAATAGCAGCAGATCAAAACGAAGGTCTTGATGCTATTATAAGTTATGTAGATATTGTATAAGGAATAAAGATATGTCAAATTACACAGGAATGTCTCCAGAGAATATGATGAGCGCAGTACCGAACAGATTCTTTTACGGGTTTCGTAGAACGGATGCTGGCGAATTATTTCTAGCAAAATCGGATCAAATGAGCGGCACAGATGATATAACAATCAACAAAGCCGGAGAAACAGATGATAACTTTACTGACTTTGAACAAGGACAAGACTTTTATGAAGGCAGAGATGTTTATCATAATTTAGTATATAAAAATTTAAACTACGAGCAATTTAGATGGGATGATAGAAATATTTATTATTATGTAAATGCCGAAGGCGAACTTGTTGCAAGGTTAAATAAAGCATACACATACCCTACCGGAACTAGTTCAGAAGGTTAAAAATAGGAAAATAACATGGCAGATTTTAAATTAAATCGTATACGATATAACTGGAAAGGCGATTGGGCCGCAGGAACTAATTACATTAAAGACGATGTAGTTAGATATGGCAGCAGCACTTTTGTAATAACTGAAACCCATACTAGTTCTAGTAGCTTTTATAATGATTTTGGATTAGACCCTACTGATTTAACAGTAACCGTTGGAAGAAATGCAGGCAACACAGCTGATGTATTTTATATAAATGGCGTAGAAACTCCTACTTTAGAACTAAGGCAAGGAAGAACGTATATATTTAATCAAGATTCTGCTACTAATATTGCGGGCACAGAAAATCCATTACATTTAAGCACAACAGCTGACGGTAGCAATACTGGCGGCGGAATAGCATATCTTGGAAATGTTAAGTATTACTTAAACAGAGCAGAAGTCAGTAGTGAGGTGTACTCGTCGGTCCAATTTGGTGACGTTGGAACTGTCCGCAGAGAATTAAGAATTACTATAGATCAGTACACTCCTGCAACTTTATATTATTATACATCCGAAACAGCTACGCCTAATGCTGGCAATTCCGTTGCTACAACACTAACTTCTAAATTAGAATTAATGATGGAAGGTTCATCGTTTAGTTCTGTATGGACTATATCTACATTATATAATGAAGACGATGTTGTAGTTTATGGCGGCACAGTATATAGATGTCGCCGCTCGCACACAAGCGCGGCTACAACATTATTAGGTTTAGAAAATGACATCCAAGATTGGGTGGTAATATCTAGTTCAGACAGATGGACTAATAATTGGGTAGCGACTACACGGTACCTAGTTAATGATTTAGTTAAATTTGGTGGCACAATATATCGTTGTACCGTAGCACACACTGCAAACCCATTGTTTTCGACAGATTATAGCAATTGGGAAATAGTCATACAAGAAGTTGATTATAAAATTGACTGGGTAACATCTACCGAATATAAAATTAATGATATTGTAAAATATGGCGGATCGTTATGGCGAGCTACAGTACTTCATACTTCTTCAGCATTTGGAGCAGACGCAGCCAACTGGGAAATATACTTAGATGGATTGGAGTTTGACAGTAATTGGGATATAACTACAGCCTATCAACAAGGCGACGTTGTTCGTTACGGCGGATATGCTTATCGAGCAGTAAGGTATAATGTAGCTGTTACACCACCTGGAAACACCAGTGACTGGAGTGCAATTTATGAAAGATTTACGTTTGCTCAAGACTGGAACTCAGAAAGTGTTTATAATCCAGGGTCTGTAGTAAGATTAAACGGATATGTTTACGAAGCTATTGCTGACAATACAGAACAGTTGCCTCCTAACGTATCTTATTGGAAAGTACTTATATCTGGAGAAGCTTGGACAGGACTTTGGACTACTGGAAACGAGTATAAATTAGGAGATCTTTCTACTTACGGTTCTCATACATACAGATGTATACTTGCACACGTAGGAGATAATGGAAAAAGGCCTGACAATGACTTAGCAGGCACTGGGACATACTGGACCATGCACGTTGAAGGTGACTTAAACAATGTGATGGCAGAGCAAGGCGACTTATTAACATATCAATCAGGGACTAAAGCACGATTAGGCAAAGGTGTAGAAGACAGTGCGTTAAGAGTAGCTAATAACGGTACAAGTTTAGAATGGGACTTGTTTGGAGATACTAGCAACGTATTTTACGTAGCACCTAATGGAGTAAACAACCCTAATTCAGGTACAACTTTAAATCGTCCATTTCTTACTGTTCAATATGCATGTGAGCACATACGTACTAATATAGATACGTCGACAAATAATGCTACGGTATTTGTTAAAACTGGTATTTACAAAGAAATTTTACCTATCAGCGTTCCACAAAATACAGCTATTGTAGGCGACGAACTGCGCAGCACGGTAATTATGCCAGCTACTGGATATGAAGCATCTAATATGTTTTATATGAGAAACGGCACTGGATTAAGAAATTGTACCTTGCAAGGACTTAATACCACACTAGGTGATGCAAATGATTTTGGAACTAAGCGTCCAATTAGTAATACAGCCTTTGTAAGTCTTGATCCAGGCGCAGGCACTTCGGATCAATCTGTATGGATTACTAACAAATCACCGTATGTACAAAATGTATCAACGTTTGGTACTGGATGTACTGGTCTAAAAGTAGACGGAGAATTGCACGCCGGCGGCAACGATAGTATTGTTGCTAACGACTTTACACAAATTATATCAGATGGAATTGGAGTTTGGGTAACTGGACAAGGTAGATCAGAACTTGTGTCGGTGTTTACGTATTATTGTCATATTGGTTACTTAGCAGAAGCGGGCGGAAAAATTCGAGGAACTAACGGTAACAATTCTTATGGCACCTACGGGTCTGTATCTGAAGGAGTTGCGTTAACTGAAACTCCAATAACTGGTAAAATCGATAATTTCGCACAAGAAGCAACTGTAGGATTTATAACCACTGATGGCAACAACATACTTGCACTAGAATATGCAAATGCAGGTTTAGGTTACGATGCAAGTACATCTTATACATTTACAGGAACTGGTTTTGGAGCAACAACATCTGCAGCAAACGTAGTAAACGGTGGAATTTTTGAAATACGATTAACTGCTCCTGATGACAACACAACACCAGGCGGCTCTGGCTATATTCTTATCACAAGCAATGCACAAGCTGGAACTACGTCTACAATTACATTTAGCCAAGGCGATGAAAATGAAGAAGCTAATTACTTAGGAATGAGAGTAGTGCTAGTCTCAGGAGCAGGAGCAGGACAATACGGTTATATTACTGCATATAATAGTGCAACAAAGGTTGCAACGCTAGCTAAAGAGTCAGATGGCACTCCTGGCTGGAATCACTGGACCGATGTAGCAGTTGTTGCACCAGACACAACTACTAGGTATCAAATTGAACCTAGAGTTACATTTAGTTCAGGCGCTGCAATTGCAAGAGTCGGAGTTGCATCTGGTAGATTAACTGGATTTAGAATAATAAATCCAGGATCTGCGTATGGAGTTGCGACGCCTCCAACTGTTACTATCACAGATCCAAATTCTACATCTGCCGGAACGTGGACTGTAAGAATTGGTAACGGAGTTTTATCTCAACCAACTTTTAGTAATAGAGGAACAGGATTCTTAACAGCAGGTGCAACACTAACTGGAATCGGATATCAAGATTCATACCAAACAGGTAAATTTATAACAGCTTCGGGATTAACACTCGAGCCTGGTCCTGGCGCAAATTTACAAATTGCTGGAAACGCAACTGTATACAGACTTGTATCAGTTAGTGATGTAACCGGAGTTGCTCCTAACATTAGTGCTAAAATTAGAATTACACCAGCTTTAGAAACTTGGAATGCTCCCGAAGACGATGTTACTATAACAATTAGAGAAAATTACAGCCAAGTTCGACTAACAGGGCATGATTTCTTAGATATTGGTCTTGGTAATATTGGAGATACTAATTATCCAAATAATGTTGGCGCAGTAATATCTCCTGAAAATGAAATTTTTGAAGTAGGCGGCGGACGAGTATTTTACACAAGTACAGACCAAGATGGTAACTTTAGAGTTGGCGAACTATTTAAAGTCGAACAAGCAACTGGCATTGTTACACTAGATGCAGATTCATTTAGTTTGCAAGGACTTGAAGAACTAAGACTCGGCGGAGTTATATTGGGCGGAACAGGCGCTGTTGTTAGAGAATTTAGTACTGATGCAACATTTAGTGCTAACTCAAATAATATTGTTCCGACTCAACGTGCAATTGCTACATTCATTCAAAGTAGAATAGGTGGCGGCGGCGCCGATGTAAATGTAAATGAAATTACTATGGGACAAATTACAATATCAGGCAGCACTATGACAGCAAGTGTGCCAACGATAAGTTTTGAAACTAAAGCAAATTTCAAAGACGGAACATTAGACGAGATGATAATCGCAACAGCGATGGCATCAAAGAGATAAACTGATAAATATATACAAGTGTTATTAACTGGAGTTAAAAATGGCAGAATTTAAGTTAGGAAGAATTAAGTTTGTTTGGAAAAACGAATGGGATTCTAGTACAACATACTACGTTGATGATGTTGTACGTTATGGTGGTAAAACATATATCTGTGTTGTAGGGCATGCATCTAATGTAAACTTTTACACTGATTTAACAGCAACTAAATGGAATTTAGTTAGCGACGGTCAAGAGTGGAAAAATGTTTGGTTAGGATCAACATATTATAAAGTAGGCGACATTGTAAAATGGGGCAGCTTAATATATATTTGTATTACTGGACATACTTCTCAAACTTACCTCGAAGACGATCAATCTAAATGGGATACATTTGCTGTTGCGTCTTTTGATTGGAAAACAGAATGGGCCATTAACACTTATTACAAATTAGGCGATGTTGTAAAATATGGCGGAACTGTATACAGATGTAACACTAGTCATTCTTCAGCAGCAACTATTACACTTGGTCTCGAAGCAGATCAATCCAAATGGGATATTGTAATTCAGAGTTTTGAATACAAAGCTACTTGGTCAAATGCTTCAGTAAGATATAAGAAAAACGATGTTGTCAAATATGGCGGCGGACTTTGGATTGCTGTACTTCCGCATACTTCAGATGCCGGAACTACTTTTGAAACAGACGAAGATTCTGGCTATTGGGCGCAATTTGTTGAAGGGTTAGAATTTGAAGACACATGGTCAAGTGCTACAGTTTACCAACCAGGTGATATTGTAGCTTATGGTGGTAACCAGTATATTGCAACAGCTAACCATACAAACAGTGTTCCTACAGCGTTATCGAGTTGGGATTTGTTCTCGACAGGGTTTAAATATATCGGCGATTATACAGATGCTACGGACTATAAAGTAGGGGATATTGTAAGACTAAACGGCTATACATACCTATCTACGGGCGATCATACTAGTGCAGCAGGAAATAAACCACCGTCAGTTACTTACTGGCAGAGACTAAACTATGGGTATAAGTGGCAAGGTACGTGGGCTGATGCTACATCATATGAACTCGGCGATACTGTTAAGTATGGCGATAACAGTTATGTGTGTGTACTAACACACCTTTCAGATGAAATAACATTACAAAACAGACCAGATCAAGATTTAGATGGCAGCGAATGGAATTTGTTAGCAGCAGGATCAAGTGTTGCAACTCTTACAACCGACGGTGATTTAGTTACATATGCAGGTGCTGGTCCAGCAAGATTGCCAATTGGTAATGAAGGCGACGTTCTTGTAATTAAAGACAATAACGTAACATGGGATCGTTGGGGAGATATTAATAATGTTTATTATGTTTCTCCGGAAGGTACAGATGCTGCAAGTTACGGTTACACAACAGATAGAGCATTTAAAACAGTTCGTTATGCTACTGAACAAGTTCAAAAAGGTATTGTAAGAAATAACGCTGCAAGACTAATTGAATTAAACAGAGGCTATATTGCAGAAGAAATTGTTGAAACAATTTATACAGCAAATCCTGCATTAACTAACAAAGAAACATGTAGACGCGATATGGGTCAAGTAATTGATGCAATTGCTAGTGATTTGCGTAAAGGCGGCAATGTAAGTATAAGAGAAGCAACATTAACTTATTTCTCTGATGCTACTACTTTACTACCTAGCATTGCAGGAGAAATTGCTGATACAATCACAGGTATTAATCACGGACTAACTGTAATTAAATATATTTTAGACAACGGCGCAGGCGCAATTAGTTACACTACTGTAGGAGCAATAACAGCACAAACAATTAGTGGCATTGTTGCCGAAACAGCAGCATCCGCTGAAGCTACATCACTAACAGGAATTATTACTACCACACTTACGGCAGTTGATACTTCCACGCTTCCTGCAATACACCGAACACAAAATACAATTTTTGTAAAAACTGGGCAATATGCAGAAGTGTTGCCTATAGTTGTTCCAAAAGATACTGCTGTTGTTGGAGACGAACTACGTTCAACTAGAATTGCACCGAGCCCGGTTGCTCTAGTAGCAGCAGCTGATACTCCTTATAGTTTAGATGGATTAAGTAGATTACAAGCAATCATATCTGATATTGTAACAGATCCTAGCACTGTTGTAAAAACAGGCGGTAATTCTCTTAATCCAGTTGACATGGCACCATTAATAGGGACCGCAGCCGCTGGAACCTTTGCATCAGAACTAGTACAACAGATATCTGACTATGTAGATTGGGGAGTAAACGGAGCTACAGGCGACTCGACAGTTCCGGTAACATACGGCACAAACACTCCAAATACAACAACAGATTACACATATGCTATTCAATCAATTGAAGCAAATAGAGAATTCTTAAAAGCAGAAGTTAATGCTTACATAGCAGCAACATATCCATCATATGTATACGATGCTGCTAAATGTGCAAGAGATATTGATAGATATATTGATGCTATTAAGTATGATATGATTTATACAGGCAATTATAAATCACTACTATATGCACGTTATTATGTAAATGCTGTTAACGGTTCGTTACAAGAAGATATGTTCTACCTACGCAACGGAACTGGTTTGAGAAACTGTACATTAACTGGGTTAACAGGAACGTTAGGCGCTGCTAATGCATTTGGAACTAAGCGTCCAAGCGCCGGATCATTTGTAAGTCTTGATCCAGGATACGGCACAGCTGATACATTTGCGTGGATTACTAACAAATCACCGTATGTACAAAACGTGTCAACTTTTGGTACAGCGTGTATTGGCATGAAAGTAGACGGCGATCTACACGATGGCGGCAATGATAGTATTGTTGCAAACGACTTTACACAAATTATTAGTGACGGTATCGGAGCTTGGGTTACTAACTTAGGCAGAGCAGAACTTGTATCTGTATTCTCATACTACGGTCATATTGGTTACTTAGCAGAAGCAGGTGGTAAGATTCGTGCTACTAACGGCAACAGCTCTTACGGTACATTTGGCACAGTTGCAGAAGGTGTTGATATTACAGAAACTGAAATTACAGGAACTGTAAACAACAGAGTTTATGAAGCAACAATTGATTTAGTACAAACAAATGCTACTAAACTACTTGGGCTTGAATACAGTAATGCTGGCACTAACTATACAACAGAAAATAATGTATATATATTTACTTCGGGTGTAGGAGCAAATGTTGTAGGAAACGAAATTCGCGATAAATCAGTATTTGAAGTTAGAATGTTAACTGCTGGTGCTGATTACGGATTTGCAGAATCATATGCACAAACTGGTAATGCTACGAGTATTACTTTATCAGCAACAGACGGCGCAGGATCTCCTGACTATGTAGGAATGACAGTATATATTAAAGCTGGTAAAGGCGTAGGCCAATATGGTAAAATTGCTACATACGATTCAGGTACTAAAATTGCAACAGTGCAAGATCGTTACGGCAACGCAGGCTGGAATAATATTGTACTAGGAACACCAGCACAGTCTAGTTTAGACTTAACATCACTATACCAAGTTGAACCGACAATAGAGTTTACTTCACCTACGTTTACTGAAACTGCTACTACACTGCCAACAGCTAATGTTTATAAAAAGCCCGCGGCATATGGTGATACAATTTTAGCTGTTGGCTCGACTAATTCTTCTATTTCAAAGAGTGTTGATGGCGGACAAACATGGAGTGCAAGCACAACAGCAACATCAGGAAGAGGTGCAATTGCAGCAGGCAATATTGGCGGAACTACTTATTGGGTAACTATTCCTTACGGACCAGGCGGCGCAAGTTCTGCTGGTGAATATAGCACTGACGCTGGAACTACATGGAATTCTATGACATTACCGTCAGCAAACAACTGGATTAGTGTTGCTTACGGTGATGGTGTATTTATGGCGATTGCACAAGGCGGCGATGTAGCAATTTCTTCAAATGGTAACACATGGACAGGTGCAACATCAATGGCTCCTTCACTATCAGGCGCTAATCTTCTTGCAGTAGCATATGGTGCAGGAAAATGGGTTGTAGCAAGTGCTAACGCACCAACTGATCCGATGCAGTATTCAGCTGATAATGGCACTACATGGACAGTGTGTACAACACCTACAGGTGCATATAATGATATTACATTTGGTAATAATCTTTGGGTTGCTGTTGGCACATCGGGCGCACTTGCACATAGTACCGACGGTATTACATTTACAGATAATGTTAACGCCGCTGGCACAAATACAAACTTCAGTGTAAGTTATGGACAAGGGTTGTTTGTGCTTTCGAGTTATAGTGGCAGTGTATATGAAGCTTACACAAGTGAAAATGGTACAACATGGACACAACGTGCATTAACAGAAAATTCCGTAGACACTAATTTTGTGTTTATAGCGCACTCTACACAGGGACCAACTTGGGTAGGAGTACCAGAAGGCAACCTAGTAACAGGCGCATGCTATTTTCCAAATATTACAACAGCTAGAGGAAGATCAAGACCGACTAGTGCTGGAGAGATTGCAAAAATAGTAATACTTGAGCCAGGTTCGGGATATACAAGTACGCCTACAATGACTATTGTCGATCCGGCAAATACTGTCGAAGCAACTGTTACTATACGAACAGGCGACGGCGCACTAGCTCAACCAACATTTGTTGCTCGAGGCACAGGATTTAGTACCTCTACTGCAACTGTTGCAGGCGATGGTTATAAAGATCAGTACCAAGATGGCAAATTTATTAATGTTGCTGCTTTGTCTGAAGTTCCAGTTGCAGGATCAAATGTTGAATTTAATCTTGACGGAACAATTTATAAACTAGTTACTGTAACAGAATTGTTAGGATCAGGACCGTATACTGCAAGATTGCAAATAAGTCCTGCAATGTCAATTGTCAATGCGCCTGAGCATAATGATCCGTTAGAAATGCGTATTCGTTATTCGCAAGTACGTTTAACAGGACACGATTTCTTAGACATTGGCACTGGTAACTTTGCAGATACTAACTATCCAGGAACGCCATCAAATGTTCCAAATCAAGAAAGCGAAGCAAAGGAAAACGGCGGCGGACGAGTATTCTATACAAGTACAGACCAAGATGGTAACTTTAGAGTTGGCGACTTGTTTAGTGTAGAACAAGCAACAGGTAGTTCAACCCTAAACGCTGATGCTTTCAACTTAGCAGGTCTACAAGAATTGCAATTGGGCTCAGTAGCATTAGGAAGTTCGAACACTTCAATTAGCGAATTTAGCACAGACGGAACGTTTGCTGCTAATAGCGATAATATTGTACCAACACAAAAAGCAATTAAAACTTACTTAGAAGGACAAATCGGCGGCGGCGGCAGCTCATTGAATGTTAACAAATTAACAGCAGGCACTGTTGAAATTTCAAGTAATGTGATAACCTCTACAGGAAATATTCCTATAGACATAAATACTAAAGTAAAGTTTAAGGGTGGTGTTGACGGTACACCGTTAGCGTTAAACTTTTTCTTATTAAGATAAACGGAGAAGAATAAAATGGCATCAGGCAGATTAGGTACACCAGCTGATTTAAGCGCAGCAACCCTTACTACAATTTATACAGTGCCTGCAGACAATTTTGCAGTAACTAGTATAAACATATTAAATAGAGGCGCATCGGCAGCAACAGTACGCCTAGCACTAGCTGCAACCGATACTCCTACAAACGCTGAATATATAGAATACGATGTTAGCATTCCAGCAAAAGCAGTCCTTGAAAGAACAGGTCTGGTATTAGCAGCAGGACAAAAACTTGTCGTATATTCAGATGTAACTAGCGTTAGTGTTGTAGCATACGGTATAGAAACATCAGCAGCATAAACATTAGGAGTTAATAAATATGGGACGTTTTGTACCAGTAAATTTAGACATTCAAGTAGCAGAGAAAACGCCATCGGCGCAACCTGGCGCGAAGGTCTACTACGACGGAAAACAGTGTTGGCAGTATAAAGCTGTATATAAAGAACCAGGCGCTTATACATGGACAGCTCCGGCAGGAATTACTTGCGCGAGAAGTGTGCTTATTGGCGGCGGAGGCAAAGCTGTACATCAATCCAATACTTGTTGTTCGTTTGGCGGCGCAGGCGGCGCATATTCTGAAAAATGTATGGCAGTTGGGTCTAGTACATCATTTTGTATTATTGTAGGCAAACAAGAACAAGATTCAACGTTGTCGTGCAATGGCACTCCTGTACACACAGCAGGCGGAGCAACATGCTGTACTCCAGGTACAGCAACAGGTGGCGATTGGAACAGTTGCGGAGGTAACGCAGGTTATAGTTGTAACCATTGCGGCGGCAGCTACAGTCATCATTGTGGTAGTTGTACTTATATTACTAATGCTGCTTGCTGTGGTTATTGTATAATTTATGCATATAAAAATGCAAACGAAGGTGCTTCAAACTGCTGTAACATGTTATCAGTAGGCGGAGCAAGTGCTGGATCACCAAAGCATGTGAAAGGCGGCAACGCACAAAACGCATGTGGATACAGAAACCAAACAGCAGCAGGCGGAGCAGGCATTGGAGATTTTTGTCGAGCGCATACTCATTGCGGAGAAGGCGCTTGGTGGTATAACTGCTGTCACTGTGTTTGTATAGCATATTGTACTGCTTATTCTAATCGTACTTGTTATCCTCCATCACTTGGCGGTGGCGGTGGCTCAAAAGGTGTACGAATGACCGGTACTCGTGGCTGGGAAGGCCAATGTGATGGCGGCATTTATCGCACAGGCGACGGCGGTAGCGGAGGCCCCGAAGGACATAATCAGGTCGGCTTCCAATTAGAATGGGGATATCATCAAATTTGTGCGTATCCATACGGCGCCGGATATCAAATTCCAGAATTTGAAATGAAAGATCCAAGTCCACCTCCACAACAGGTTGATTGGTGGGATATCTCAGACATATGTGGCAGCGGCGCTCCTGGCGCTCCAGGAAGAATATGGCCAGGGACATGTGAGTGCATGGGCGCTGGCAATGGCTCATGGCCTGAAAATTCAGGCGAAGGCGCGGGAACAGGCGGCACAGGCGGCTATGAAGGATGGCTAGGACAAGCTGGAATGAACTACGGCTCTCCGCAAAACCATGATGTTAACTGGTGTCTTGTTTGTCACCTAGGAGAGAAAAACTGGGAATCACAAGCATATAAACTCCAAAAACAACTTGTTCCGGCGCATATAACATATGCAGGAACACTAGGTGGCTCAGGCGGAACAAACTGGTGTCACTACAATCAAAAAGCAGGCGCAGGTGGCGGCGCAGGTCAAAGTTGGTGTCATATAGTGTGTGTATGCTACGGCGGCTCATACGATCTCTGTAACGGATCAGGACCAGCACTTGCATTTTCACCATGTCTACTCGACTCTCTTGTAAGTAATGCAGGCGAAGGTATGGCAATAATTTATTATAAGGAGACATAAGATGGGACGTTTTGCAACAACTGGATCTGTACCGGCAAACATAACAAGTTCAGTGGTAACATCAGAATGTTATCAAGTAGACACGCACAAGTATGCATACGATGCGAATTCAGATTTTCAAAATAGAGTAATGCTAGATGCGCCAGGCAACTATACGTTTACAATACCCGACGGAGTAACTTGTGTAAGAACAATTGCTGTCGGAGGCGGCGGCAAAGCAAAGTGTACACAAACATGTTGTGGCTATGCAGGTGCTGGCGGCGCATATTCTGAAAAATGGGATACTGTTTCTGGCGGCGCAACTATTAGTGTTGTAGTCGGTAGACAAGAACAAGATACTACTATATCATACACAAATGCAGCAACACAGGCAATTACACTAACAGCAGGCGGCGCAGCTGGATGCAACCAAGGCGCTGCTTCAGGCGGTGATTGGAATAGTGCAGGCGGCGCAGCTGGAAAAAATTGTAACTATTGCGGAGGCAGCTACAGTCATTATTGTGGTAGTTGCATTTGTTGTTACGATACAACTTGCTGCGGATATTGCGTAGTATGGAGCGGAATTAGTGCAAGACGCCAGGATCCGTCGCACGACAGTAACGGTTGCTGTCAGGGCAGATATGCAGGCGGTGGCTCCGCAGGATCATTTATTTACTGTTGCGGAGGCCAAGGACAAGGATCCTACAATAATACAAATAGTACATCAGAAAGTGGACCAAGTGCAGGTGGTGGCGGCGGTATCGGCTATATTCAACGAGAACCTGCAATTTCGTGGAGCTGTAACTGTATTTGTATGAAATCAGGTTATAACGGCCAACTGTATGGCAACAAGCTTAGAGATATATGTCGCTTGCCAGCTGCTGGCGGCGGCGGCGGAACTGCTTATCAGTGCTGCTCAAACTGCACTGCGCATCATATTCAAGGATGCTGTATGCACGGACGTTGGAGAAATGGCCCAGGCGGATGGGGCGGCGCACACAACAACGAAGGCCGCGGCAGAGAATTCTACTGGGGCTCTAGTGAAGCACCAAACAGTCACGGTGACAGTTATTGGACAGAGATTGAACAAGGTCCAGCACCAAAGATATATCCGTGGCATGACATACACGAAATGTGCGGAAGCGGTTCATCAGGAAGAAGTATGATGTTCCGTTGTCGTCCAAACGAAGGTTGGTGGGTAGGTCATACCGTTGATGGTAATCCTGATAATGCAGGCGAAGGCGCAGGAACAGGCGGAGTAGTATACAATTGCTGCAATCTACATAGTGTTTACGGTAACTGTTGTTTAGCTGGCGCAGATGCATGCGGCACAGTAAACTGGAATTTAGTATGTTGCTTAGGCACATCGAATAAAGTATGTTGTGCAGACAGAATGATGGAGACAATACATCCGTATGTACTTGCATGCGCAGGAACACTAGGCGGCGCAGGCGGTACTGGCATATGTCACATGACACAGAAA